GAGTAGCTACTGCGTAATCTCCACATCCTTGAGTTTCGTTTGTCATGGTGACTCCTAGTTTGAACTGCGAATTAACGCCGTAGTGTATGTGTTTGCCGGCATTGTAATGGTGAAATTTGTCATTGTCTTGTCTGACCCAAAATCAATGACGCAAATGGATTTGTTGCCTTTACTTACGTTATACAACAACCCGCATCTGGCCGTAATCAGTGAATTAGGCCAAACCACATTGTTAAAATTAACGTAAGCTGTGTATGTGTAAACGTTTACACTTGCACCGGTAACTTGGATTCCTCCTGGGGTATACCCCGTACCAGATACCTCATTGGTTGCAGAGTAAACAGTAGTTGCTGCATTCAGATTAGCATAACCCGTATACAGAGCCATATAAAGTGTATCCGTCAATAGGTTATGAACCGCTTGATAAAGCTCAGCTTTAAAGGACGTGGTCTGGGTTTGGACTATGCTCATACAACTGGTAACCTCAATTGACCATCACGATAAGCATCCATCCGAAGTTTGCCATCCCCCAAGTTCTTGAGAAGAGCAATAGAACTGGTATACATGTCTTTGTAAAAGTTAACAGTTTCAGTTTCTGCTTTAATGTACCTGGCAGCTTCCACCAATACACCGTTTAACAAAGCTGAATCAAAGTTATCACCAACCCATGTCTCTCCATTGACATTGGTAATTGATGTTACTTGAATTTGTAAACCTAATCCACCATCAACTGTTGCGGTAAGCAAATCACCAACAGCGTAATAGCATCCCCTGCCAATGAGCGTTACTGCGGTGACAATCCCACCAGATACAACAATAGTGGCGGTAGCAGAATTACCAGTGCCGCCATTAAGACTAACATTGTAATATGTCCCATTGGTATACCCCGACCCAGCGTTGTAAATAGAAACACCATTAATGGCAGCTTGAATGATTGAATCAGGATAGAAATAATAATGCAATTCAGCACTATAAGACATATTGGGTGTTGGCCCAATAATGAATGTTAACTCAGCTTGATTATTAGACTGTGGCCCAAAGATTGCATAATGCTTGGGTTGTCCTGTGTATGTTGGATCAGGATAAGCTTCACGGATAAAGTTTACATCTTTGTTTAAAAGATATAAATAATTACTTGAAGTACTATCAACAGGGAATACGGCAAGAGAATATACCGACAAAAAATCGTCTGGGGCTGCTAAATATTTATTACCACTTGTTAGAGTACCCGTCACATTTTTACGCAAACTGGGCAGCTGCACCGTGTTATAGATGCGCTGCTCCACCTGCTCAATCATGCGATTCATATCTACCGTCGGGAACGTATTCTCGATGGTATCTTGAACTGAGGTAACTAAGTCAGAGTAATACATATTAAGCCATTGGGCCTCTAGAAATGATGCCTTTAATAGCAGCTCCAGTACCACGCAATTTAATGCCAGTTGTTTTAACTTCAGCATCGTGTCCAATGGAAACACCACCATTCAAGGGTGTCCAGTTTTTGCGAGTAGGCATCTTTAGCTCTAAGCCAACATCATCTCTAATGTCTACTTTCTTGCCGTCCATGGTATGAGGAATTTCATAAGCCTCAGCGGGAAGGTTGTCTCTATTAGCGCCATGATGAATAGGAGGACTATTCTTGGTTGTTGCAGGTATTTGCTTGGCCATTATCTTCCCCTTGCTGAACCAGTTTGATTAATCAACTTAGCCATGTTACGGCCATACTCTTTCATCTGCTCATTGGTCTTTCCACCTTTGGCAAAATGTTTTGTGTGATGCATCTTTTTTTCGTGAAGCTTGACTTCTTTTTTAGCTTCAGCATCAGCAATGTGTTTAACTTGTTTCTTGTCCATTCTTAACTCCCTGTAATAGTGACTGTACCAACACTTGTTGTTGCCACCAAATAATTAGGCGTCAACCCTACATCATTTAAAGATGCTCCACCAACTGGATTCCATCCCCACTGAATATCCCTGGATCCACCAGCCGGAAAACCATTCGCATCCAATCCAGAAGTATCGTACGTGATATCTGGCCTAGGTTGTCTAACCGCCTGCGGATCATCAACTGGGAACATACCCAACTGTAGCTGCGGCTGATCTGGATCCCAACACTCAGGACAAACTTTCAGTTGATAAAGTTTAGTCTTTATGACCTCAAATTTCAACTGTTTTAATTTATATCTTTGCCCACACCGATCACATTCAGCAATCGAATGTTTGCCTGATGCGAAACGATTTCCCATTACGGACTGCCTGAACCAATGAACTGCTGACGAGGTACAAAGCGTATCGCAGCTTTTTCTCTATCTTCCCCTGCCGCCAAATTAAACTGTTCGTCATACTGACCTTTTAACATATCTATCCTGGGCGTACCCTCTGGTATCTTGGTCGCAATGTGATACGCCAAACCAGCAGCAGCCGCAGGCATAAACCTAAAACTCATGTCGCCTGTTTGAATGCCAGAACCAGTGTCCTGTACCCTGCGCATTCTCCAATAAACAAACGTGTATGTCGTAGAACCATCTGGCGTAGGCCAAACAGTTACAGCAGGAATCTGTGGAATGAAAATGGGTGTGCCTGATCCAGCGGTATAGGAAGTAGCTGTCGTGTTGTTCTGACCCCTAAAACAATTCATTAGGGAATTCCCTGATATATAGGAATAGTAAACAACCTCACCCGATGTACTTGCCAATTGGATATAGCCCTGCGCAGCCATTCCTACCGTGCTAGAAAGCGTTATTGTGGTGTCAGTAGTACCTATGCTAGTAGCTAGGGTAACTTGCGTTCCTGAGCTGTTATACAAAGGATTAGTCTCACCGGAGTTTCTTTGAACCATGACCTGGATGGGTCTGGCCTGAGTTAACTTATTAGGAATCGTAGCGTACGTAGGCATACTAATTCGCGTAATTGTCAAGTCAGCCTGGTTGCTTGTTTGCCCTTGATTCGTACGGATCACATGATCCATTAAATCAATCGTATCCAAAGGAATAGGATATGTATTTAAACCTTGAACCAGGGTAAACGATTGCTGTTGAATCGTCCACATATTGATGCCACGGTTTTGCCACTCGATGGTCATCAGGTTCATGGAACGTCTGGCTGTACGCAAGTCATAGCCAGTACGCAATTCACGACCGGCGCGTTCCCATGCCTCTTCCGCCAATTCGGTAAAGTCTAGGTCAAAGGATGTTTTTCCGGTTGTTGTCATGATTGCATCTGTAAACGTTTACACTTCAGGATTTTCGGGTCTTTGCAGCCTTGATAAACGCCTCTTCTGTAGGGGCGCCCTTACTCCCAGGCTTTCTCATCTTTTCCTTGGAGCCGTGTGCGATACGTTCCTGTTTCGCATGGATATTGGCATACAAGCCAACATTCCCGCCCTTAGAGTATTGGGTGAAGTCCGTGTTATCTCGGCGCTTCTTCCGAATACCCTTGGGCATCTTAGATGGGCTGATATCGCCCATTCCGCGACTGGCTAGCATTTTGCCTTACCACCGTGAGCCATGTGCTTCTGGTGCTTGTGCAAGTGCTCTACAGCGTCATGGTGCAAGTGGTGACCAGCAGCATGCTCTTTGTAATGATGATGGTGGTGAACGTGACCACCAGCCTCATGCTGAGCTACATGCTCATGGTGCATCTTGTGCTCATGATGATGCTCATGGCCAGCAGGATGAATATGTCCGTGACTATGTTTCATGATCAATCCTTACTTCTTGTGATGAATTTTACCGCCATGCTTTTTAGCATTAACGATAGGGCCGTTACCAATAACGTTGCCTCTCATTTTAGGCATCATGGCGCGTGTGTGACCTTTTTCCTGGATAACATGTTCACCATGGGGCTTATTGCCTTTACGCAAATCGCCTGCTTTTTCCATATGTGCGGGTTCCATACGTGAGTCAATCTTACCGCCTCTAGCATAAGCGTGAGCTTTGCCGCCATGCTTAAGAACTTTCTCGCCCATATCTTTAGAGTGAGGAATACCCTTCTCTTCAGTTTTACCGCCGGCTTTCATCGCCATCTTTAAATGATGATGAGCCATCTTCATGTGATGCTCGTGACCTTCGTGTTTCATGGTTTTTCCTCCGTGTTTCATTCCAGGTGCCATTGCTGGTGCCATTGCTGGTGCTGCCATTGGAGCGCGAACTGCTCTGCGTGGTGCAGCCATACGTGCCATTAAAGCTGCTACGCGGGGATTAACTCCACCACCATCAGCCATCTTTTTTGCGTGTCCGCCTCGTTTCATTTCCTTGGCTTCGCGCTCCTCTTCAGCCGCAATGCGACGAAGTTCTTTTGCTTGATTTAACTCATGCATTTTGTTTGATTTCATACTACCACCCTTTGAAAAATGTTTGCCTTTATCGGCTTCTACAAAATCCTCACCTACCTTTTGAGGTATGTGAACCTTCTTGGCAAACGCCTTGTTATGGGCAATTGCTTCCATAAAACGATGCTGTTTAGCGCTATGACTTGGCATGATTATTATCCATCAACCTATCAATCTTGCTTTCCAACCTGTCCAACCGATCCAGCACTCTGTTTATATCGGCATGGACTTCTGCTTTTGTCACATACTCTTTGGCCATCTCTTCCCGTGTCCGGTTTAGCAAAATAGTTATGCGTTGCAATTCTGCTGATTTCTCTCTTAATACCCATCCTAAAAGCCCGACAAGTAAGGTAAGAACTGCATTCCATATCATCGAATCCATTATAGATACCTACCCTTAGTATGGCCTTTTTCAATACAACCATCAGCACGTTTAGAAGCAGATGACTTTGCAGCACCACCTTTTTTATGATGTTTAATCTTGCCACCTTTTTTATAATCTTCATTTGCGCTAGGCTTGCCAGTAATTAAGCTTTCAGTATCAACACCACGCTCGTCTAATCTCTCTTTAGCCATAGCGCCGCTTGGATCACGGAATCTGCTGTAAGGAGCATCTTTTCCTGGGGTTTGTTCTTTAGCGTAAAAGAGATAGTCTTTTACTTTTTTGACATCGGAATTGGTTTGCTTTTGCTTTTGCAAAGCGTTAATTTGGTCATCATAACTATCTTTTGCCATATCAAACCATCCTTCCTTTTGTTAATCCACGTATTGCGCAACCATCTGCACAATGCCAGGCCCGTAAACTTTTATTAATCCTGCTGTTCGGATCGTGAGCTGTCTTGGCCGAGGTTAGCTTTTCTTTCATTCCAGTCATTCGCGCACAAAAGGACTTTTTCCGAGATCCGCCCTCGGGTTGGGGAGGCTTTAAATTCATCCCCTCCTTCTTTGCGGACGCCCTTCCCTTGGCGTTCAAGCCGCCATTCGGATTCTTTCCTTCTTTGCGTTGCCATGCTGGTGTCTTAGCCATTTACAACTTTCAATCGAGATTCACGAATACCCTCTAGTAGCGGGATTACAACCTCCTCACGGAAGTTATTTGTAAACGTTTCACTACCAATATGGGGCAAACTGATATCCACATCTATGTAGACTTTAAATCCCATCTGTGTCGCTCTGTCGCAGAATAAATAATCTTCGCCTACATACTGGTCATCAATAATATCAAAGTCAAACAAGGCGCTCATACGCTCGCCTGTTGGTTTGTTTTTGTACGACCACTCTGGATGCGCTTCAATCATTTTTTCAATGACATGACGACGAATCAACATAAAGCCTGTACCGACACGCTTAACACGCATCAGTGAACCTTCAAACTCTAACTCGTTATTCTCTGTCCAATACAAATCTGTAAAGAACTTCTTGTCTCTTGCTCGGCGTGGATATGCTCCAGCGCAAATGTCTTTGTCACTAGACTGAGCCATTAGACGCAAAATATCATCTGGTGTAACAACAACATCAGAATCAATAAATAACAGCTCTGTACAATCTGTTTTGAGGAATTCTGCTACCAGTGAATTACGAGCCAAAGTAATGATGGAGCAATTGGATATGTCTGAAAGAGTGACAGCAATACCAAGACGCATAGCTTCAGGCATTAACTGCGCCAAAGCATACGCTGTCTTGATGTTTACTCTGCCGTCATGGCAGGGAATACCGATGAACAGTTTCCTCTGCGCAAGTACTGCTTTCTTTTCTTCAGCCATAATAAATATTGCATGCAGCTACGTTGGACAAATAAGCGTAGATACCGTCAGTCGCAATTACGCCGTCATCAGGGATGAATGGTGAATTGTTATATGTATCACTAGCGCTTACATCATAAGACAATAACCATCTGCTTGCATAAACAAGAGTTGGTGTACCAGTTATGGTTCCACTGTTGATGTCTGTAATTGTGAATGTGCTTGAATTAGTAACAGTAACTGCATAATTACCGTTAGTGGCTGTACCGCCAGAGCCTGCTGCAAAGTCAATACCAATGACTTGACCAGTCACTAAACCATGAGATGCTTGTGATATCGTTACTGTCGTTCCAGAACGTCCATAAGTAGCCGTGGTAACTGGAGCAGTTGTAGTATCAAACAGAGCTAAAAATCCAGCAGTTGACGTACCAGTAAAGGAAATACCTTTAACTCTGTTACGACCAAGCACTAAAAATCCACTGCCGTTTATGTGCGCTTGTTTTACGGGTGTCTGATTCATAATCAATCTCCTTGTTTAAAAACAAGGGGCCGAAGCCCCTAGGACTGATTAGTCAAAGTTACCGTAGGGGTAAGTTGTAGAGTTACCGATGTTTGCATCAAACTGTGTATAACGAACTGCTGCTGTAAAAGTACCAGCTGTTATCACGGGCAATGTAGTTCCTGTTCCTGCTGTGTAGGGAATAGTAAACGTTACCACAATTTGAGACATCAAACCAGCATAAGGGCCTGTGCCTGATGTAGGACTGATTGTGATATCACCAGTTGTTGAATTGCAAGAAAGCAATTGAGCGCCTGTTTGAGCAATAGTGTTACGACCTGTGGCTGCATTTACTGATGTAATGTTTCCATAAGTTGTATCATTGAATGCATTACCCATCTTGGCTGTAACAGTACCAATTGTTCCACCTGTTGCTGTAATAGCTACATTGGTATCAATCAAGAAATCATTGATATTTGAACCGTATGGTACGTAAAAAACAATACCACGATACAAAGTACCAGTACCACTAGTACCAGCATCAGCTGTAATCGTTGCCGCTACAGGAGGATATGTAGATGATGAAGGTGTATAAACAACTGCATTCTGATTTGGAATTTGGTTTCCGTTAACAAACTGACCTGATGTACCGCCGTAACCAGCAGTTGCATTTGTAACGTTTGTTAATACGATGCTAGTCTCTTGTACAAGATCAGCGTAGCCTACATTACGTAGTGGGCCAAAACGTGAGTCACCCGATAGTATTGGGCCTTCAAAGGTTGCGCGTCCCATAATTTTGCTCCTTATGCAAAAGTATTCTTACCGATTGTTGCATCATCTGCTGGGGCAGTGGTGGTAAGAATGATCACCCAGTTATTCAATAATATACACTATTTTTAAAAAGTGTCAATAAAAAAAGAGGGCCTTTTGAGCCCCCTTTTTCACTTAGATCAGAATGATCCTGAAGAGCCAAAGACTCCCAATGGATCAGACCAACCGAAGCTATAACGCTCACGGGCTTTATAGCGAACGTTACCTGTATCGAAGTCACCGTCCATAGAATTCTGCAAAGGAGTTCTGATGAAGTGCTTCAAGCCATTGGGTACGTCTGTAGTCAAGAACCAAGCATTAACGTCGGTCAAGAAGTGGTTGATCGCATAGCCTTCGCCAATCGTACCGTTGTTCTCAATAGCGTTAATGTCGTTGTTGTTTGTACCAACACGCAGTTTTGTATCGAGCAAACGGGTTGCTACGAACTGGAGTGAAGGAGGAACAATCAACTTCTTGGGCTTGGCTGCGATCAAAAGACCACGCTCGTCCGTCCAACCAGCGATCTGAATGACTGCGCTCTCGAGAGAGGTTTCATTCAAGTCAGCTTGAGTTGTAGGAGTGTTGGAGTTTGTACCGCCAGATACCAATGGGTG